TGTAAGGAATATCAGACAAGCCAGCACTTGATTTAATAGGGCTGGCTTGCCATTCAAAAAGGAGGCTTAGATGTCCCTATTTTAATCCATAATTTGTGATATAATGCCTGTGTATAATGTTTGTGGAGGAGAACAATTGTCAGATAATAATAACCTGCCTACACCACCACCTGGAACTTATTACGATAAGTCTGGCTATCTGAAAGATAAGGAGACGGGGAAGTTTGTCAAAGGCACTAAACCAGGCCCAATGGTTGAAATGCGTAAAGAGACTGGTAGAGGCGCTACTACCAAGTCTCTTGCTAAAGCGATTAAAGATGCCTTTGAAGTCCGCGTTGATACAGTCGATACGCTTGACGAAAATAACCGCATCCGCAAGAAACGTAAAGCCATTATGGCAGATGCCATCGCCCAGATTATCACTACTGGCGAAGTGTACCTGCCTGGCTCTTTTGATAGGCGTGGCCGACTCCGCCCAGGGAAACATTTTGAGTTTAGCGCCGATGAGTGGCTCTCTAACTTGATAAAATTGTTACGCTACATCGAACCGCCTGTAACCGAAATCGGTCTGTCGGAAGGAACTAAGGGCATCATCTTTGATATGCCCGTCAAGCGGAAGGGGGATGATGATGACGATGATGATATTGTCGTCCAGAATGTCCAACCCGCCCAAATCACCGATGCAAGTTATGAGACCATCGAAGAGGATGAGGAACAAGAGGAATAGTGTCGGAAACTTTTAACTTCTCAAAGATGGCAAATTTCACGCCTAAACAACAAGAGGCGTGGGACTCACTATTCAAATACCGCTTCACCCTCTTTGGGGGCAGCCGCGGGCCTGGCAAGAGTTATTGGCTGCGCTGGGCTTCTCTCGGCTGGCTCTTATATTGGTCTAATCATGGCTACCCTGGTCTGGTCGCTGGACTGTTCACCGAAACCTATTCTAAACTGCGCGACCGCCAAATCAGCAAGATCGTCTCCGAGTTCCCCGATTGGCTGGGCACTTTGCGGGAAGGTAAGACATTGGGGCTGGGCTATTACATCAACAAAGAGTATGGCGGTGGCGTGATCTGCCTGCGTAACATTGATGACACTGCTAAATATAAGTCGGCTGAGTTTGCCCTGATAGCCATTGACGAACTGACCGAACATGCCGTGGACGTTTTCAATATCATCTTGGGTTCACTCCGCTGGCCTAACTTCCCCGATACCCGCTTTATCGCAGGCTCTAACCCAGACGGTATCGGGAACGAGTGGACAAGAAACTATTTCATCGACCATATCTATCCTGAGGAAATGCGCCCATACTCCGACCAGTTCAACTTTGTCAGAGCGCTGCCCGCCGATAATAACCATCTGGACGAAAACTACTGGATGATGCTGCGCGGATTACCCGAAGACCTGCGCCGCGCCTGGCTCGAAGGCGATTGGGACGTGTTCAAGGGATTGGCATTCCATAACTTTAATAAAGCCAAACACGTTGTAGAACCTTTTGAAATCCCCGATTATTGGACACGCACAGTCGGGATTGACTTCGGCACGGATGCTCCCTTCTGTGCCCTGTGGATCGCCCGCAACCCAGATAACGGACGGGTGGTCGTGTATAAGGAGTTGTATAAGGCTGGACTCACCGACCGCCAACAAGCCCGCCTTATCCTGGACAACTCAACTGACGAGGAACTGCATATCATCCGCTTCGCTGACCCCAGTATGTGGAACAATCGGGGCGATGAATCATTCACTTCGGCAGCTAAAACCTATGTTGACAACGGGTGTATAATTATCAAAGGCAATAATAATCGTCTCAATGGTAAACGGGCCATTGATAGATTACTGATGCCTATGGAAGACGGACAGCCAGGCATTTTATTTTTCAATACCTGCCCGAATATTATCAACCAAATGAGCCATTTAATGTATGACAAGAATAAACGAGAAGACGTGGACACCCACATGGAAGACCATGCCTACGACGCACTTAGGTATGCCCTGTCTAACGTGCGCGATTATATGGGACATAAGAAGCTGCCAAAGATTGAAAAGTCTCCCTTTGCCCAACTTGAAAGGATTTAATTATTATGCTAACTCTATCCGAAGCTAAAGCCCACGGCGAAGAACTGTTAAACCGCTATTCTAACTTGCATAAACTGCAAGATAAGATGGACGAGATGATTTTTATGGAGTGGAAGAACAAGCCCGAAAATAAAAATCTCAAATTTACCATCTCTCCAGAGCCCCGCAATGAATTTTTGGGCGCAATGAGGCTACTCACCGCCACCGACCCGATTATCAATGTGCCTTCTGACAAGAACGATCGCGCTTCAATCGAAAAAGCCGACCTAATCGAGCGCCTGTGCAACGCCGTCATCTATCAAAGCGGCAGAATCATGCAAAAACCCGTGCATTATGACCTCGTTTCATCCCTTTTACGCTATGGACAGTTCCATTTGGCTATCATCGACACCGATGACCTGCTTAATTTAGCCCAAAAGTCCAATAAAAACATGTCCAAAGCCGCCAGAAAACGTTATGAGCACATAAATAAGGCTACTCCATACTTACTCGAGCCACTTGACCCTAAATGTGGCTCTGCCGAGTTTGATGAGTATGGACTGCGGGCTTATTACCGCCAAACCAGCGTAACTTATGCCTATTTGTTCGGAAAATTCGGCAGATTACCAGAATGGGAACAGCGCGCACCCACCGATACCACCACTTACCACGATTATTGGGACTTGGATGTACATTACGCTTGGGTTGAAGGTATGGACGAGCCGCTTATCGGCGGAAAACATAATATGCCCTGCATTCCAATCGTGGTTCAGGGCGGCGAAGGCTCACGCCTGAACGAAGAACCCGAAAAACAGTTCCAGCCGTTTTTATATACCATCGAAAAGGGCGAACTGTGGGACAGGCATAACCTACAGCTATCCGCATTGTTCACTAATTTGTTCGCCGTAGCTTCCAACGCTACCTTCATCCACAAACAGGCCGTTCCTGGCGAAACCGAAATGGAAGTGGACTGGTCTGTGCCAGGCGGCATCTTGCATCTGGGGCCTGGCGAGGACTTCCAGCCCGCTGAATTTAATGTGTTCAACAAAGACACGCTGTATAGTATGGATTTGTTAGGCAAGATGATGGAAGAGTCCAGCATCTACAAACAGACTCTCGGCGGGCCTACTGTGGCTAATCAAGCCTATTCAACTGTGGCATTACTCTCCCAGTCTGGACGCCTGCCTCTTGTGGCTACCCAGCGCACAGGCGGGTGGGGCATCGGTACTGCCTTTGAGCTGATGTTCCAGATGATTCGTGATAGCGGTAAGAAACGGACTGCCCTGTCCAAAGAGGGCAAACTTGAAATTGACCCAATTGAAATCCCAGAGAATTTGATAATTGATGTGTCTCTGGATATGAGCCTGCCACAAGACAAGTTACAACAAGCTAACACCGCCGCCATGATGGTGGACAAGAGCTTGGCTTCGGTATCGTGGATCCGCGAAAACATTCTCAATATCGGCCAGTCGAAGGACATGGACAAGCAAATTACCCAAGAAATGTTCGAGCGCCAGATGACACAGGAATACTTTACAAAGGCTATGGAAACTGAGATTAGAAAGCAGATCGCCGCCGAAATGGAAGCACAAGCCCAACAAGCCCAACAGGCTCAACAACAGCAGATGGCCATGATGCAGCAACAGGCTGCGCAACAAGCGCAGGCTGTTCAACAACAATCAATGGAGTCGCAGCAGATGGCCGCCTATGTGCAAGAATTACAACGCCGATTAGCCGAGCAGCAGGCTGGTTCAGCCGCGCCAGGCGGTTTAGAACGCCTGGCTGGTATGACCGCTGGCGCTGCCGCACCTAATCAACAGTTTAATCCTGCTATGGGCGGCCTATCTCAAATCACAACGGGAGCAATCCCAGGGCTGGGTGAACAGCCTATCCCCGCCACAGGAGAGGCTCAAGAAGCACAAGAGGGTTAATATGTTAGATGTGATGCAGGTTGCAGATATTTATCTGATGGCTAAGGCGAATACCCAAAGCCAATTTACTATCTTGGAACAAGCCTGGTATCTGCCAGCGGCTGATGCTGCCGTAGCTATGCTGGCTGGACTGATTAAGAGCGACAAGAACTTGAGTCAGGTCGCCCAGCAGCATCCTGAAACAATGTCAATATTGAGCCAATTCGGAGGTTGAGATGCCAAAACCAAGAATTAACGATGATGATTATTATCCACCAATTAAAAAGCCAACCCCAAAACCAACTGCCCCAAAACCAACAGCGCCCACTGCTACTGCTCAACCAACATCTTGGCAACAGCAATCCTATTGGGAACGTAAAGCCGAACAGACCAGGCTGGAACAACAGAAATATTTAGAGATGATGGAATCAAGCCTGATGGAACAATGGGCAGCTGCTAATCGCAGAGCCATGTTGGTATCTGGTACTTATGGCGGAACAATGAGTCCGCTTTATGGCTATAACCAACAATTTCAGCAAACAATTAGTGCTTCGCCTTATGTGCGCTCTATTTTAGCCGCCAAACCAGGTAGCGCCGTTCTTGAAGGGCTTGTTAGAACTGGCTATTCTATTCCTAATTATCTACAAGCTGTAGAAAATCTACCCCGCTATCAAGCAAAAACGCCTGCCTATGGCGGGCAGAATGTGCGCCGTTGGTGGACTAACACTATGGAACAACAGGGCGCAGCTGGATTTGCACTCAATGTCAACGAGCGCCCCATCCAACCTTATACAGGTCAAACATACCAACCAGCTTATCTGCCAGATTATACCTTTCCAGATTATGGCTTTGGTGGTTGGGGTGGTGGCGGTTCGTATGATTACACTTCCAATCCATTTTATCGGAACGCTGAAGCTACACGCAAACCGTCTTATTATGAAACTTATCTAACTTGGAGAGTCAAATAATGGCACTTCCTCGTCCGCCAGAATATTACGAAACACCAGAACAGCCCCCCGCGCCACAACAGCCTACGCAACCAGAGCAACCCAGAACATTGCCTTATGAGGGTGCTGTTTATTACCCGAACCCAATGGAATTGGAGCGCTGGAGAATGCAGATGGCACAGCGCGAAGGCTATGTGCCAACTGATTATACAGGCACGGACTGGCAACGCTTTGTGCCAGAGGGCTGGGAGCCGCGCGGATATAGGAAGGTTTGGTATTCATTCAGTCGCGACAATCCAAACATGGTCTTGTGGCGTACGGCAGAGCGTTACACAGCCGACCCAAGCGCACCACCTGCTATCTGGGATACTACTAAAACAATTCAAAATTACTGGCACGACCCACAGAATATCATCCGCTGGTATAACTACCTGCGCGTCCAAGAGTCTGACTATATTCCAGAAGCCTTTGTTGACCCAGATTTTGTTAAAAACCAATATTCTGCCCTGAAATATTATAATGGCAATCTTGACCCAGACCAATGGAAGCCGTTGCCCTTTGGCGAGGACGCTGCTTACCAAACCTTTTTCCAGCCAGACGCTGACGGCGTCTCTTCCTACCAAAGATATAGCAATTTATACAGCACCGAAGAAATGACAGCCGCTTTAGCCGCCTCTCAAACAGGCGCCAGCACCAGCGAGTTGATACGGGTGGTTGATAAGGTCAATGCTGACATTGAGAAGCTGAACCAGTTGGAGCAGCAAGCCAAAAACCAAGAGATTACCGAGCAGGAATACAACGAAGTTGCCATAGCAACGCTAAACCAATACAACACCGATGTCGAGACACTTGCTCAAATCTCACCAGAGCTGGCTAATCAAGTGGCTGGTGAAGTACTCTCGCCCCAAGCTGCCCAAGAATGGGTGCAGAAGATGGGCACAGAAGCGGTGGGCGTCCCAGAAACAGACGAATATTATCTGGGCTATAAGAAGGTCAGCTACAAAGAATTGCCCTGGTGGCAACAAGCTATGATAACCCTGTTCTCGCCAGCCCAGCGAGGCGTTGAAACCGAAATAGAAGGCAGACCCGTTGGCAGCGAGTTGATAGGAACTGTGGCTGTGCCCGCTCTGATGTCTGGACTTGGCTGGGGCTTTGCCATCAGTAAAGCTTCACAGTTAATCGGAATGGCATTAGCTCCATTTACGGGCGGAGTGTCCATCCCCATCTCGTTTGGCGTATCGGCTGCCATTGGCTTGGCTATTGGTGCATATCGGGGCGCAAGCGCTTATTTGGGGCAAACCAATGCGCTGACCGAACAAATTGATAAGTTCAATACTCTTTTCAATGTTCTTGACGAAGGAACAGAGCGTGTTATTGGCACAACCATTATGGCTGGAAAGGAACTTGTTCAGCCAACCCCAGAACCCTTTGATTGGAGTGCAGCCTGGAAAGCGTCCAGTATGTTCTGGGAAACGGCTGGTGTCGGATTGGGCGATGCCACATTTGACCTGCTCTCAACTGTTTCTGGAGGGCCGATTTCCGAAACTGGCAAAACTGTGTGGGACTTCCATCGTGGCGTGCCCGTTCCCGTGGCTAAAGAAGGTCTTAGCCCGATGGGGATGTATGATGTTTATAACGAGCTGACTCAAATCAACCAGAAACAAAAGGCTGGCGAACTTAGTGAGGACGAAAAGTTCGCCCAGTTTGACGCCACCATCACTAAATACATTGACAAATATGGCTACTCTGGCTCAATGAATAACTTCTTAGGTCAGATGTTCGTCTCAGTACAAAACTATCTGCCCGCCTTTGAGGATTTGGGCTTGTCGAAATACGCTGACAATATGGCTAAAAAGGCGATGGACGCTAATAACTTCGTTGAAGCCCAGAGCTGGAAAGCGCTTTCTAATACAGCCAAAGCTGCCCTGCCCCATCAACCATTCACGGACGCCCTGCCGTTCCCCATCCAGAACATTTTTGACAGTGTGTTTGCTGGCGAAGGGATGCGCAGAATTTCCCCTAAAACGGCTGAGTTTCTGCGCGGCACACAGAATATCGGCAAGGTGATGGAGGCTTATCGCGGTCAAGTTTTCTCTGGCACGCTCATCCCGACTGGCAGGATGTATGATTTGCCAGCCATTGAAGGGCAGCCAGCCGTAAGACAGGGCGTGTTTGAGCTAAATGATGGCAGGCTGGTCGTCTATGACCCGCAAACCAAGAGACAAACCTTATACAGACCAGAAGACTTTGAAGCAACTTATGGCAAGACACTCCAACAATTAGAGGCAGAAGGTCAAGCTAAATTGCTCCGCTCTGTGAACATCGCCGAGTGGACACGAGCGGTGGATGAGCGCGTTGCACAAGCCCAAGAAGAATATCCCGATAATTATCCTGGCGACCCAGATAGGTCAGCAGCTTATATTTACAGCCCAGACGGCAAAAGAATTGGCGAAGGACGCATCAATCTTGAACAGGTGCGCGACAATAAACCGTTCTATGAGTTGAACCAGATTGAAGATGACCAAGTGGTCACATGGACTATCCGTAAGGCTGATGATGTGGCTGTTTCTAAAAAGTATGCCGATGGAACTGTAGTTGATTTGCAGGACACATTACCGAGAGTTAGTTTACAAGAGCGCAGCATTTTCAAGGTTTCAGAATATTATGCTGATATGCCTCTGCCAAAAGAGCTACAAACAGCTACCGATGAAGAGCGCATGCTTTACAACGACTTAGCCAGCATGTTAGGCGAAAAGCCTATCTGGCAATCCATCGTCCAATTGGATGCCAATATGCGCGATAGGAAGCTGGAAATAACGCCCTCTCCAAACTCAAAGATAGGTCAGTTATTCTACAAACTGGCTGACCTAACCCCTGTTGCCAAAGCTGAGCGTATGGAACGGATTTTGTCAGAGGTTCTCCTTGAGGCGCAGGTCATTGCCAAACACGACTTTGAAACCACCTACCGTATTATCAAGTATTTGGGCGGAGCTGATGTGGGCGAAGTAGACGAGCTGGCTAAGAAGTTAGCTGCCAGCCCGATGGTTAAATCGGTCTACGAAGGTCTGTCTGGCTTTGTCAAGCAGGGCGGTAAGTTAGATGATATTTTAGTCCAATGGCGTGCCAGTGCCCGCAACCGTGCCACTGTACTCACAATGGCAGATGAGATTGGTGTAAAGGCAGAGCACATGTTGGGCATGAAGGATGCCGATATTCTGCAGAAATTAAAAGCAGCCGCGCCTGACAGATGGGGTGAGTCCACCGAAGCTGATGTGAAACGGTTATTGTCAGCGTTTCGTGGCAAGGACGCTCTGGCGCTATACGATAACGAAGCCATTGCCAACACCTATGTCAAGATGATAGAGCACTTGGACAAGGTCGCCATCGAAAAATATGGGATTAAGCCAAAGCCGACCGCTCTCAGATTCACAGAATTATTGAAACAATTATTGGCAATGGGCGTGATTACTTACAGCCCCAAAGCCTGGATTAACAACTTCTTGTCCAATGAAATGGTTATGAATATGTTCATTGGCAATGATGTGATAAGAACAGCTACCGCCGCCGTGAAATACCTTAAATCGGCAGGTGTTGAGGATGCCAGGCTTTACTTACTTGGAGATGAGGTTGGCTTTCAAAAGAACCTGACTGGCTTGGGCAAGTCATTATCTAAGGCTCTTGACAATAAGAACGATTGGATTACCAAGACCAAAAAGGGTATCGGTCGCTTCCAAGACCTGACCCGTGTCGGCAAGGCTTATGGGCGCATTGAAAACAATGCCAGACTAAAGGCTTATGCTGGTGCTTTTGCCGAAGGCTCACGCGCCCCGATTAGTCAGGCAAAGCCAGACCTTGTGGCCAAAATGAAAGCCGCAGGCGCTACAGACGAACAAATAAAAGCCTGGCAATTCGCCGCCCAGAATGCAACTACTCCCGAAGGAGTAATAGATGCGCTGAATGGGAAGATAGAATACAACCAAGTTTCTTTTGACAGCATCGCCAAAGTTATCAACGATATGGCTGGGGGCGACCCAAACAAAGTCCTGATTATCAACGATTTGATGGATAAGTATGGCTTGCGCGAAGACTTGCTTGCCCGCCTACCAGACATAAAAGACCGCGCATCTGCAGATGCAGTCAAGGAATATATCTATTACAAGGGCTTGGAAGGCTTTAAGGCTGGGCAAGCTAATGCCATTATCAATCGGGTGAATGAAATCCGCAGCAGCCAAGAAGGGATGTTGGGGCTGCTCTATCTTTCCAACGAGCTGGACGCCAGACGCCTGAACATGCAGTATTCTATCAATGAGCGCTGGGAAACTGTGCTCAGTAAGATGACGGAGCTCATCCAAAAGGATGGGGATTACGAGGGCGCAAAGCGATTATATGAACAGACCCGTGAGATAACTGATTTTCAGTACGAGAGTGAGTATAACTTCCGCGTGTCAACGCTGGCGGCTGCAATGGAGCAGGCGGGCAATGATGACTTTGGCAATCGTTTCAAAGTGTTGATGGAGAAACAGTTCAATAATGAGCGCACCTACTTTGACGACACGCGCGCCATTCGTGAGAAGCACTCTTCTCCTGAAGCCGAAGAAGATATTCGCATTCCGCTTTACCAAGAGATAAACCAGCGTACTGCTGAGTTCAGGAGAGTTGAGTCCGACCTGCGCAGGCAAATGGCTGAGCTATTTTCAGAGATGGCAGCTGCCAGTGGGAGAACCTTCAATGGGCTGAGCGGCGACCAGCTGCACGCCAAGACCACCGCCTTTATGCGCAAGCAAATGTCCAGAATGGACGAGTTTGAAAACAATACCGATAACTTCTATCGGAGCATTGAGAACATAACCGACCCTGCTCAGCGCGCTAACCTGAGCCATCAGTTTTATGAGGATGTCTACAGACCTGCTTTGGCAGAAATCCGCGATTCATACAAGAGAGAGGCTTTTGATGCCTACTGGAACGCTCCAACCGAAGCCGAGCCAGTCAATGTGGCGCCGAGAGTTGAGCGAACCAATGTAGACCAAGCCATTGATAATGTGAAAGCAGCCATTGCCGAAGACAATGTGCGTGCAAAAGCTGCTGCTGCCGAACAATTTGCCATCAGCCAAACCGACGGTGTGCTTGCCCGCCAACAAGTCCACGATGCACTTAAGGCTGCCATTATTGGCGGTGCTGATGCGATGTATCACGGGCGCTCCAAGCTCAACAGTCTTATTGCCTGTCTGGATGCCACCGCAGAAGTATATGCCAAGTTAACTGGTAAACCCGCTGAATCATTTTATAGCGATAACTTTGCAGAAATCAACATCTATCACAAGGATGCCTTCAATCGGGCTGGCGAGATAGTGCGTGGCGGGACACGCTTTGACGCGCTCTTTGATGGCAAGGCGATTATCAACTTTGCAGAAGCCCGCGACTTTACTACTGCTTTCCACGAGGTTGCCCACGTCTATGCTGGGATGTTGGAACGCTTGTGGCTTGAGGGCTTCAATCAGGACTTTGAAATCGTTGCCAGAACCTATGGGGGCATCAGCGGAGATGAGTTTGCCAACATCTTTGAGAGTGTAAAGGACTTGTGGACAAAACCGCGCGCTGAATGGACTGCTGATGAACAGCAGAAATATCAGACCTTCACGGATATTAACGAGCGCTTCGCCAAAGGGTTAGAAGAATATTTTATGCGCGAGCGTAGACAGTTTGTCAGCCAGCCACTCCAGGCTGCGTTCAATCGGGTGGGCATATTCCTGAAACAGTTATTTAGACAATTGGGGCGCAATCGGATTGTGTTGTCTGACGAGATGAAGGGCGTGTATAAACGGCTCTATGAGCTTGACCTGCCCGAAGAGAATGTGCTTGCCAATGGGCGCAAGATAGAACCGCAGAACCCGCTGATTGACCTGCACACACCAGACGAAGTGCTGCAACCATCTGAAAAGATTGTCAACCAAGTCAAGCAGGAAGTTGCCGACAATTTGGGCATCAAGCCACCCGAAGAACCAGTTGAAGAACAGCTGCCAGCTGCCCCAGTAGAAGCCAAAGATTTGGAAATTCTGACTAAATCCATTGAAAAAGCGCCAGAGCCAGAGCCAGAAATCAAACCTGTTGAGCCAGAAGTCCGTCAATCCCTACACAAGAAAATGGTCTCCAGCGTAGAAAGTATAAGCAAGCTGAAAGCCAGCAAGGCTGATGCCGAGCAAAGCAGGGCTTTTGTTGACGGCAGACAGTTGAAAGGTTATATCAATCAGAAGCTAAACTTGCTGAACGACCTGATTGAAAGCTGGCCTACTGACCAAACTATGGTTGCTAAAGCCATTGAAGTGATAAAGAGCGACCCGCTTTATTCTGCGCTAATTAAGTCCGAATATGGCAAACAAGTTGACGCAATGCTGGACGAGATGGCTGGCAAGAAGGTTGAAATTACCGACCGCAACTTGACCACAAGATTGGACTTGGCTGCGCTTGAACAGGTGCACGCGCTCTTTGATGCCTATGACCAGACCAACCGCAAGCTAACCGTATCGCCAGGTGAGCCAGAAATAGCCAAAGCTCAACTGGCATTGTTCCAGCTCAAATTCAACTCAGCTTATACTGCTCTGGATTATGGCAAGCCAGAAATGGCTCTGGATGTCATTCACAATGACATTTACAAGGATGCTTATTTCAAAGAATTTACAAGCACGAAGGTAGGAGAGCGTTATCTGCGAAACTTGCAGGCTTTTGAAAGTCAGCTCAATCATTATTATGATGCCAAGCTGAGTAAGGTTAGCACAGAGCTTGGGAACAATAAGTATAAGACTGTTAGGACATCCTTAGAAAAAAGTGCCAAAGAAATTGAACGCAGCTTTCAACAAGACTGGGCAGCCAGCACAAACGAACTTGGTTATAGGATGTCGATTGAATATGCTCTGAAAGAATATCAGAAACTTATCAGCGGCTCCGAAAAATTAAAAGACCCTGCCCGCATAAACGAAGCGCTTTCTGTGGCGGTGGCTGGTGCAATGAAATTGCTGGAAACTGCCGAAGCGTCTGATTTAGACCTGAAACCAGCTATTGATAGTATTAATAAAAAATTGAATGACTGGGAATATCAACGAGCTAAAACTGCTGGTGTAGACGAACAAATACAAAAGAAAGTAGAAGTCGCCAAAACAATTCCAGATAATACCGATAAGTTTGATGAGCTAACCTCTCTGCTCACAGAAGCCATTGCCTTGCGCGATGCAGCTATGGCAGATCCAACCGCCGAAGGAAATGCCGATTTTATCAAACGCCTTGACGATGCTATTCGTGAGGGACAGCAAGCCTTGCCCAAAGGTGGTGATGAACAGATTGAGCGGACGCTTGCTGCTCTTACAAGAGAACGCACAAGGTCTTACAATTTCAAGAAATGGTTTGGCGCGAGTAAAGTTGTAGACGAAAATGGAAACCCCCTAATTATTTATTATTACCCGCACACATTTTTGGAAGACTGGCGGTTTACTCCTGACATCGAAAGAGCAGCCCATGCAATCCGCGACCGCAGAGCCTATGCCTTCTATGCAAAAATTGAAAATCCGTTTGATTTAGGAGAGCCAATAGACGCTGTTGTTAAAACGGACGGCGCCAAAGAATTTATAAAACAATGGGGGCCTTATGAAGCCAGCGATGCTGAAATTGAAAAATTATATGGTGAATATTTTGCTAATAATAAAACCAATGGCGATTTTTTTGAAGCCTGCAGAAAATTTTATATGGAACAGTCTAGCAGACAACTGGCCGATTGGAGATTTATTGACTCTTTTAGGCAAATTATAGCCCCTTATGGAAATTATGATGGAATAAATGGTAAGGAATTTTGGTATCCTTTCAAAAGCGTAAAATCGGCCTATAATCCAGGTACTTGGAGCATTCACGACAACAACCTGCTCTACCAGAGTGTGATAGACGAAAACGCCCAACAGCCACCACTTCCTTATGAACCACGTCAAGCGCAAGCCATTGGCGATACGCCGCCAGGTGAGAGCCAGCGAAATCCGAATGTATCGGATGCTTGGGGCGAGCTGACCTACAACGAACTCTGGCCTGTGTTAGACCGCGCCGTAGAATATTATTACGATGCGCGCAATGATGCCC